TTACGCTCTCCTCCCATACCAAACAACTCTTCCTATTACATTCAGCTGCTCCACCAGATCTCCGGAAACCGTTTCAGGTTCGTAGATGGGATTGTCACACCTGATGATCACCGTACCATCCACTTTTCGTTGTACCCTCTTTACCAGTAACGCTCCCCAGAACTGTATAACATAGATTGCATTAGCTTCAATCTTTCTTGACAACGTATCAACCAGGACCAGGTCACCGTTCGACAGCGTCGGCTCCATGCTATCGCCCTTCACGCTGATCAGCGCCAGGCTCTTTGCCGAAGCCCCTAGAACATTCCGGACCCAGTCCTCTTTAAATCCAATAAAATCAACAAGCTGCTCACTCTGCACCACCGATCCGCCGCCGGCCGATGCCGCCACCTCATAGCGCGGAATCTGCACATACCCATGCGCCGACAGGTCGTACTCCAGTAGGGCAACATCACTGACCGCCACAACCTGGGAGAGATTCTCGCCGCCAGTCATCTCACCTTCTCCGGCCGCCAACCACGCAACACTGACCCCGGCAGCATGCGCAATTGCAACTAGCTTACTCCGGGTAGGTTCAGTGCCAGAGCAATATTGTCCAATGGCCCGCGCCGATATACCGGTTTTGCGAGATAGCTCTTCAGCACTGCCTGCTAGCTTGACAGCGATCTTCATTCTGCCAATGAATGATGTTTCAGGTAAAACTTCCATTCCTGAAAAATTACCTCACAACGAAATAAGTTTCACTTAGGTAAAAGTTTTATAACTGCACGATATTGCGCATATAATTCGATATTCACTGTAAGTCGATACAAATTAAAACTTTTACCTGAAAAATATTTCCTTGACGCCTGAAATATATCCCGGTAAGTTCCTTAACATGTCAAGTCAGTGGATACCAAAAAAACCCGATCATCGTCGGGAGTGGGTCAAGTACCAGCTCAGGCTTGCCGGGTCCTCATTTTCGGCCATCGCCAAAGAGTATCAGGTAAGCCGCCAGGCGGTGCAATTGGTCAACTATCACCCTTCTCCAAAATGGGAGCAGGTGATAGCCGGAATCATCGGTAAAAGACCCGAACAGATCTGGCCGGAACGGTACGCAGCGTAACTGGATTGAATATATCAGAGAGGGAACATCCCAGCAATGACGAAGCGGCAAAAAATATTAGTCAACGATAACGGTCAGCTCAGCCTGCTCGACTTCCTGATGAAAGACCAGGAGGAGAGGTCTGCACTTCGTCCCGGACGTCTCAATATTGCCGCCCAACTCAATGCTGCCACAAAAAATGCCATCCGCAAGGCCCCTAAAAGCCGTGAATCCATCGCCGACGAAATGACCGAACTGTCCGGCGAGCGCGTCACCGTCGGCATGATCAATAACTGGACCGCCGACAGCCATCCTCACGACATGCCTGGCCGTTTCTACTCCTCATTCTGTATGGCCACCAATGATATCGAACTGATCCGGATCCAGGCCGAGGCCGCCGGAGTATTCACCCTCCCCGGGCCAGATGCGCTCCGGGCCGAGATCCAGAAGCTGGATGAACAGAGCAAGGAACTGCAGTCGGAAAAACGAAAGCTGACGCTATTTCTGCAGGAACTGGAGGGGAAGCGGTGACCGTAATCAAAACTCACTATACCGCCAAGGACCTGGCCGGATTGCCTGGGATGCCTGAAACACAGAAGGGCGTTATTGATAAAGGGAACCGTAGTGAGATAGCGTCTCGCCCAATTAAGAAAAAAGACGGCAGCGACAGCAAATTCAGAGAATACGCCGTTACCTCCCTCCCCGCCGAAACCCGCCGCTATCTGGCCGGCAAAAACACCAAGATCGGCTACGCCCCCGAGGCCACCGCCATGGCCACCCAACTCCAGCAAACTGCTGCTGAATCGGAAGCCCAGCGCCTGGAGGCCCGCCGTGAATCAACCGCCGCCTTCAATCGCCTGCAGCCCTGGCAGAAGAAGGGCGCCTCCGCCAAGCTGGAGATCATCAAGGCCAGCCAGCGCTATATAGACGACCACGGCCTGGCCAAGCATGAAGGCCAGAACGGTTTCACCCATGAATACAACCTGGGGAGGATCGACGTCGCCCCCTGGGTGCGGGCCGAGATTCGCGAATTCCACCCCCAGACCCTGCGCGACTGGGTCAAGACCGAGTTCGACCTCGGCGTCATGGGTCTGGTGGACTGCTACGGCAACCGCAAAGGCCAGTCCAAGATCGAGACTTACATCACCGGCACCGATGAGAAGGGCAATCCGGTCAAGCCCCTGGTCACTACCATCCTGGCCCTGATCTGCAAACACCCGCACATCAAAGAAAAGAAGCTCAACGAGACCCTGCGCTCGCTGCTGCCCGAAGCCCCCTATGTCAGTGACAAAAGCATCGGCCGCTGGGTCGAGGCCTGGAAGAAAGCGCACGTCCAGGAGTGGGACTACATCGTCAACCCCGACAACTGGAAGAACAAACACCTCACCGCCGCCGGCGTCATGGATGAAGGGATCCGCTACATACTCAACAAGCGCTGGGAGATCGACGCCACCCCGGCCGACCTCATGCTCACCGACGGCCGCAACAAGATCATCGGCCTGATCGACGTCGGTACCCGCCGCCTGATCCTCCAGGTGACCCCCACGGAAAAAGGGCTCGACAACGGCCTGGTCGTCCGGCGCGGTATCCTTGCCTGGGGCGTCCCGGCCACCGGCACCTTCATCTCCGACCAGGGCAACCCCTACAAGTCCGAGATCTTCACCCGCTTCCTCGACGGCATGGACATCGAGCACGAGTTATGCCCGGCCTTTTCCGGAGACCGTAAACCGTTCATTGAACGGGCATTCAGGACCTTTTCCCACGACCTGGTTGAAATGCTCGACGGCTACTGCGGCCACAGCGTGGCCGACCGCAAAGCGATCGAATCTCGCAAATCCTTTGCCGAGCGGCTGATGGGGAAAGACGAAGTCATCGAGGCCAAGCTCACCGCCCAGGAACTGCAGCAATTCTGTGACCGCTGGTGCGCCGCCTACCATGATCGGGTGCACGGCACCCTGGGTAAATCACCCAACCAGGTCGTGAATGAATGGACCGGAGCCATCCACCGGATCACCGACGAGCGGGCGCTCGACGTCCTTCTCTCCCCGGTTGCCGGCGACGATGGCTGGCGCACGGTCACCAAGCGCGGCATCAAGATCAACCACCACTGGTACATCCACGGCGAATTCGGGATCATCTCCGGCCAGCGCGTCCAGGCCCTGGAGACCGAGGATGTCGGCCGGGTCATCATCAACCGGCACAACGAGCACGGCATCATCGAATTCGTCGGCCTAGCCGAATGCCCCGAGCTTACCGGCATCTCCCGGGCCGAGGTTGCGGCCATTGCCCGTGCCCGGCAGAAGCGGGTCATCGCCCAGGCCAACGAGCTCAAAAAGCAGGCTCGCCGCGAGCTCAAGGGTCAGGATATCGCCACCGCCGTCCTGGAGCACCGCGAGCGGCAGGCCGCCGAGGCCCAGGCCAACATCGTCCCCTTTCCCCGCCCCACCATCGACTACACCAGCCCGGGGCTCCAGGCAGCAGGAGAAGCCGCCCAGGCATTGCGCGGCCGCACCGCACCCATCGAGCACCCTCCCGAACTACAGGCCAAGCGTGCCGCTCTGATCGAACAGAACATGCGCCGACTCGAAGCCCAACTCACCGAAGAAATCAAGGCCGAGCGGCCCAACGTCGTCACACTGCAGGTGCCGGGCAAATGCATCGTGCCCGAAGACCGCCGCGAGCGCTGGCTGCTCTGGAACCGCCTGCATGATCGCATTGTGGACAAGGAAGAATTGAACGACGAGGAAAGCCAGTTTTACCACAGCTTCAGGAAGTCACCGACCTGGCGCAGCTTCGCCAAGGTCTACAACCCGGCGCTGGCCGAACAATAAAAAACCCCGCCGGTGACGCGGCAGGGTTCTCGGGCAACAGCCCATCAACTGAAAAGGAGGTTACATCGTGGCACAAATCGCACTCAACGTCAAGACCGCCGCCCTCACCAACATCACCCTCGGGCTGGAGGCGGCCGAAATCGCCATCGGCCGGCGGGACCATCTCCCCGGCATGGTCTGCATCAGCGGCCATAGCGGTCTCGGCAAATCCATGGCCGCCACCTACGTGGCCCAGCAGTACCGCGCCTACTACGTCGAGGTTCGCCGGACCTGGAACCGCAACGCCTTCCTCGAAAGCATCCTGCTGCAGATGGGGATCCCCTTCGACAAGCTCAGCATGACCAGAAAGCTCAGCCAGATCTGCGAACAGCTCGGCCATTCCGGCCGCCCCCTGATCGTCGACGAATTCGACAATATTGTCGATCGCAAAAGCGGCGCCGACGAATTCGTTGAACTGGTCCGCGACATCGTTGACGGTTCCCAGGGCCCCGTAATCATCATTGGCGAAGAACGGCTCCCGCACAAACTCACCCGCTACGAGCGCTTCCATAACCGCATCCTCGACTGGAAACAGGCCGTGCCCGCCGACCTGGGCGACTGCCGCATCCTGGCCCAGTTCTACTACCCCGAGCTGGAAATCCGCGAGGACCTGCTCTCCAAAATCCAGCTGCTCACCAAAGGCGTTGCCCGCCGGATCTGCGTCAACCTGGACGATGTTGCCCGCGAAGCCGCTGAGCTCGGCATCACCTCCATCGGCCTCGCCGAATTGGGCAGCCGGCTTTTCCATACCGGTGAGCCACCCAAGGCGAGGCCCCTATGAGCCGCAAACCGGTCAACAAGCTCCGCGCCGCAGAATCACGCGATGCGGTCTGGACAGAGATCAGGAGCCAGGCGCAAGCCGGCTCTTTCTCTGCCCGCGAAATCGCCCACAGCACCCTGCTCGGCATCGATACCGTCCGGGATTACCTGACCGGGCTCTGCCACGCCGGCTACCTGGTCAAGGTCGAGCGCCCCATGCCCGAATCCTTCAAGGCCCAGTACTACCGCCTGGAGCGGGATTGCGGCATCGAAGCCCCCCGGGTGCGCAAGGATGGCAGCGAGGTTACCCAGGGACGCGGCCGCGAGCAGATCTGGCGGGCGCTCGGCATCATGGCGCAAAAAGGCACCCGCTTCAATGCCCGCGAGCTCAGCTTCTCCGCCTCCACCGACGCCTGCCCGGTGGCCGAAGAAGACGTCCGGCACTTCCTCCGCTATCTGCACAGCGCCGGCTACCTCACCCAGATGGCCCCCGGCAAACCGGGCACCCTGGCTCAATATCGAATGATTCAGTCCAAATGGACCGGCCCCCGGCCGCCGCAGATTCAGCGGGTCCGCCAACTCTATGACCCCAACCTTAAACTGGTCGTCTGGAGTGAAGACGGGGGTGATGAATGACCAGCATCGACGCCATGAAACTCTTCCTCCAGAAATGCGACGAACTGGGGCAGGCCAGGGTTGCCGTCATGCTCGACATCTCGCCATCGGCCGCGAACCAGCTTTATCACGGTAAATACAAGGCGAGCCCTGACAATATTCTGCAACGGGTGATCGAAGTCTACGGTGGGCTCACCGTAGACTGTCCCCACCTGGGGGAGGTCCCCCTGTCCCGGTGTGCCGAAGAACGCAAGAAGCCGTTCGCCCTGGTCAACGCCGACTATACCCGGCAGCGCAAAGCCTGTCGCAGCTGCCACCGAAACCACGGAGGCAAGCCATGACCGCCCAACGGACAGCCAAGCCAAGCTGCCCCAAATGCCGCGGCAACGGCCTCTATCCCTGGTTCACCTTTAATGGCCACCTCGACCACGTCAAATGCCTCTATTGCGGCTGGCACACCTTCACCGCCTTCCGGATCCGCCGGCCCACCACCGCCGAGGCCAACGACTTCGCCCAGCTGGCCATCCCCCAATCAAGGAGGGTTCAACCATGTTTAAACGACTGATCAAACGGATCAAGAGCCGCCTCGCCTGGTACCAGACCCGGCGGCTGCAGGAAGCCCGCGCCGTCAGTATGGCCGTTTCACTGGTCATCACCGGAGCACTCAGGAGGACCCCATGAAACTCAGCAAACGAGATGACCTGATCAGCCTGTTCTTCATAGTTGCCGGCATCGCCCTGTTCTTCGGCACCATCGTCGGCTGGACCAGTCGTGCGCTCTCCACCCGTGACCAACTGCTGCTGGCTACCATCAGCAAATGCAACGCTCAGCGCGAATTTTATGACGCCGAAATTCAAAAGACCCTGGTGTCCGACACCAAATCAAAGGAGAAGAAAGTCCATGAAAAACACTAACGACACCGTGCCCGCCGGGTACATGCGGGACGCCAAGGACCGGCTGGTACCGGTCGAAACCGTCAAGCAAGTCGACCTGGAGCGGAACAACCTGGTGGAAGAACTGATGGCCAAGGCCAAGGCCATGGGAGAGGTTCTGGCCGGATTCAAGTCCAAGGCCCTGGACGATATCCAGGCGTTTGTCGAACTGTCCGGAGAGACATACGGAGCCAAGCTTGGCGGCAACAAGGGCAACGTCACATTGTTTTCATTTGACGGCCGCTACAAGCTGGTACGCGCTCTGGATGACTCGATCAAGTTTGACGAGCGGTTGCAGGCGGCCAAGTCGCTGATCGACGACTGTCTCAAGCGCTGGAGCGAAGGGAGCGGCGCCGAGATCCGTACCGTTATCAATGACGCATTCCAGGTCGACAATGCCGGCCGGATCAACACCCGGCGCATCCTGGCCCTGCGGCGTATCGACATCAAAGACGAGACCTGGCAGCAGGCCATGCAGGCGATCAGTGATAGCGTCCAGGTGGTGAGCAGCAAAACCTACATCCGCTTCTACGAGCGCCAGGGGGATGGCAGCTATCGCCAGCTCAACCTGAGCATCGCGGCATAGGGGGGCACTGTGAATCTTGTAGATCAAACCAAGCTGCATGATCCGGAGAATGGACAGCGTGGCAACTGTCTTGCCGCTGCCGTGGCTTCTATCCTTGGGATCTCGATCGAGCAGGTGCCGGAGTTCGAGGAGATGGAGAACTACTGGCGACCTTTTGTGGAGTTCCCGACCCAATTTGGTCGGCGGCTCACCTATCACCCGCCAACCCACCCACCGAAAGGCCTGTCGATCGGGACGGTCACTAGCCCGCGCTTTCCGAATGAAACCCATGCGGTTGTCTGCCTGGACGGGAAAGTGGTGCATGATCCCCATCCCAGTCGGGCCAGTATGGAGCCGGATGTGATCTGGTACTACGAGTCATTTGAGCCTTACGTCAAGAGGTGCGCCAATGGTCGACCCGAGTGACCTGGTACCGGCGGACCTGGAGGATGACAAGCTCCTTGACTGGATTGACGGCTACATGGCCGAAGCTAATCGCTACGACTGGCAGACGTTGCTGAGCAGCATCAGAGATCTCGGCTACCACGTCGGCTACAAACACGGCAAAGAGGACGTCGAAACAGGCGTCTATGGCAAGAGGGAAGAATTCACTACGAAAGGAGTAACGGTATGACCTGGAGCACACAAATAACAAGAGCGGATGGAACAAACCCAACAAAAGAAGGCGCCAGCGTGCCGGATTACTGTGCCTGCACAAGTTGCAAGCATGGTCAGTACGACATGAAGACCCTCGCCGGGAGAACGATCACCCCGTGTAACATCCCTGCAGTTGCCAACACGGCGTCAGGCCTTCTGACGGCAGTAGATGTCGGCGCAGACGGCCACATGGCCAGTGGCACTGCCCTACTCAAGTGCAACGGCTACGAGGCCAAAGAGTAACTGCGAAACGGCAGAGTACATAAATTTATGTACTTTGCCGTCGCCAGGAGGTGGCGCTCCGGGCCTGACGATGCAGCCAAAGGCAGAGCAATGGGAAAACCGCGTTGCCCGAAATGTAATGGCTATCTGAAAAGCGACTACAGCTTCTTACATGGCCAGACCAAGAAACTGATCAATTGCATCAACTGCGGTTGGTACGGGTTCCCGCCTGCCTCAAATGAAGAGGCAAAACAGGAAGAGGTCGACGCGGATCTGGCTGCGATCCTTGCGCCGGTCTTGTCAAAAGCTATGTCGATTATTCCAAAAAATATTCCAATTATGCCAATTATCCAGGCCTCACCCTTGAAAGATATCAAGCAAAAGGAGACCACCATGTCTACCCAAAAAGGCACCTGTCCCACCTGCAAGCGAGAAGGCGTCAGCATGCCGTTTCTTGACAAATGCCACCGCTGCTACGACCGCATCAGAAAGGGCAAGGACCCGCTCACTGGCAAGCCCAAAGTTATCTCCGGTGATAACTCTGCAGTATCGGGGGCAGGCGAAAGCTTTCCTCACCAGGCCGAGTTCGAGGCGAACAAGCTTGCCGATGATGTCAAGAGGGGACTGATCAGGCTCGGCTACAAAGCTTTCGAAGTCACCCGGGAATTCAATCGGGCTGCATTCGCTGCCGATGTCACTGCGGAAGAAATGACCAAATTCATTGTCAACCAGCTGAGCGGTAAAGGCCCTGTAAAACAGGCTGCCCAGCCACCGGCCGTCGCTCCGGCAGCAGCGGAAGTAAGGCCAACACCGCCAGCAGAGCCAGCGCCAACCATCATCTACCAGAATGACCCGATAGTACGGTTCAAGGGCAAAGATAGGGAGATGTTGAAGTGGCTCTATGAGCAGGCGGAGTTTAACCGGCGAACCCTGGAGCAGGAGATCTTATTCCGCCTCGACCGCAGCTTCGACGGCCGCCGGGCTGTTTTAGCCGTGAGGCAGCAGCAATACAGCAGGTGACCACCATGGACAAAATAGACGAATCAGGCTGGCTGCAGCAGCGCCTGCCGCTGGGAATCGAGGGGGGGGGGGCATGACTTCAACAACAAAACCAAACGAAACGGGATTCAGGCGGCTGCTCAGACTGAAACGAGTAGCGGCCCACGCCGCCGATCTACTGGAGCGCGAAGCCCAGGCCATGTACGAATGTCACACCTTTGACGGTGACTGGGGCGAACACCATGCCGGCAAACAGGACCATGACGACTTCATCAAAACCGCCAGCGACCTTCGAAATCTGGTTGGCTGCTAATAAGGAGCTGCTATGTGTGACTGCATTAAAGCCTTGGAAAATGACGAGTCCGGCAAAATCAAGGAGTTCGTCGCCAGGCAGAAAGCCACTGTCAAAAAGATCAACTTCAACCAGATCGGCTTCCCCTGGATCAGAAGTGCGGATGGCAGCACAAGGCTCGGCTGCGTCACTTTGTCCATCCTGGAAGTCGAAACTACCGAGAAGAAAAGGCCGATCAAAATTGACATTATGCACAGTTACTGCCCGTTTTGCGGGGTTAAATATGAGTAACCTGGCGGAACTGATGGCGCAGGGCATAATAAACGACCTGGCCGGGCCTCTCGGCCATAAAGGGGTAGAGTTCCAATCCGAAGCCGAAAGTTTAGGCAGAACTGCACGATTGGACGGATTCAGCATGGCTCACAACCCGTATTCTCCTACGCTGGATAATTGGCTGCATCGGTCATGGAATGCCGGTTGGTTCTACGTGGACTTGGACCAAAACGCGCCTAAAGCAAAAATCAGGTATTAGCACCATAACAGCAAGCTCGCCGGCTGGCCTGCTCCAGGCAGGTATAGCCGCTGATTATATCCCGTAAGGAGGATTTATGAAAGCACTAGCAAGACGATTTTACAACGCAACAGCAAGAGTTGACGACATAGTATTGCTGGCCAGCGTTCTTGGCGAAATAGACTCCATGCCGACAGTGATGGAGGATGATTTTTTACAAGAGGATATTGGCGTGATGCTGTCATGTTTTGGCCCTATGCCTGACGAAATTAAAGAGGCTTACGAGTCGGAAGATTACAGCGAGTTTCTTGGGTGGTTGCTGGACAATGACCGCTTCGGGTTCTTACTCAAGTTCGCAACTCCGGTTATGAAACATTATGATTCTGGCGGAGCGTCCTTTTCCTGGGGCCATTACCGTACTAAATGGGTGTATGGCGACACTCTCGAGGCTGCTCTTGATTCCGGTTTCTGCTGGGTGGACGAGTGTCGCAAAAAGGAAAAGGTGGCATCAGGGATATAACAGCAAGCTCGCCGGCTCGCCCGGTGCAGCGAGATTTAACTCAAGGAGACCACAATGAAACTCGACACCACCAAAATCAAACTCAACGAAGCCAAGTCGAACCACGCCATGGCTGCCTACCAGTCGGAGCAATGCCCCATTGACCGGCCATGCTTTTGGATGGCAACCGGGTTCGGCGGCGCCATCACCAACAAGTGCCAGCACCTGACCGACGAGGGCGACTGCCTACATGCCGAACAGCAAACGCCGTAAACCGGCAACTTGCGCAAATCAGCAAGTTAGACGCGGAGACCGTACCAAAATGACCGGCTATGAATTCAAACTAGCACGAATAAAGCGACTTAAAGTGAGTCAGGCCGAACTAGCGCTCTTAATGCAGACTCCCAAGCGCACCCTCCAGGACATCGAGGCCCAGCACGACGATCAGATTCGTGGCGTCTACGCCGTCTGCATCGAGCTGTTGATCCAGCGGGACAAGTGGGCCACCGAGGCAGTGATCGCCAGGGTCACTGCCGACATCGCCAGCAACCATCCCAACGGCATCCAAAGCGTCGTTGACCGTTCATTTAACGAGGATTAAAGCCATGGCCACCATCGTCCAGATCAGACTGATCCACACCCTCAAGGGGGCGCTCTGCCTCGACGACGACGCCTACCGTGCCGTGCTGGCCGGCTATGGCGTGCAGAGCTCCACCAAGCTCTCCGATGCCAAGGCCGCCCAGCTGGTCCAGGATCTGGAAGCCAAGGCCATTGGTGCCGGCGTCTGGAAGTCCAAGACCGAACGCACCGGTCGCGCCTGGCAGCGGCCGAAGAATATGGCCGGCCATGGCAGCCGGGCCGAACAGCTGAAAAAGATCGAGGCCCTGCTCACCGTGGGCCAGAAGTCCTGGGCCTACGCCGACGCCCTGGCCAAGGCCATCTGCAAAACCGACAAGGTCCAGTGGGTCAAGACGGAAGAGCTGTACAAGATCATCACCGCCCTGCGCAAACAGGCCAAGCGAGAGGATTGGGACCTCTCCGGAGAGAAAGCATGAGCACATGGATCGATTACATCAAGGCCGAAGACCTGCCCGAGGACTACCAGCTGGTGGCCAACTCCATCGGCATGGAGAACGTCATCAAGCTGACCAATGATCTGCCCAAGATCTATATTTACTTGAAGGGTGCGGATAAGCTCTTCCTCCCGGCGAAGCGCCAGTACATCCTCGACGTCTACGCCGCCGCCGGTCCGGAGAACCCCTTCAAACCCCGGCGGGTTGCCCTGGAGACCGGGCTCTCCGTCGACTTCATCTACAAGCTGATCAACGAAGGCCTTGAGCGGGCCAAGCAGGGCACCTTGTTCGAAACCGATTGACAACCACACCCGATCCATACTAATTAGGCAGCATCTGCCACCCCGCACTCCTCCCTCCGGAGTGCGGGGTATTTTTTTTAGCCGGTCTGTATGACCCGGCCCCCCTTCTCCAGTACATTCCCTCTCAATGTTTCTCCTTTGCCAGCCCGCCCTTAGGCCTCGTCTCCCTAGGGGCGGGCACCACCCTTTTATGCCGGAGCCCCCATGCTCATCACCACCGACCAGTTCCAGCGCCTCTTCCCCAACAACCGCGAGGCTGCCGAGTGGGTCGCCGCCATCAACGCCATCCTGCCCAACTACGCCATTGACACCCCGGTGCGCCTGGCCCAGTTCCTCGCCCAGGCCGGCCACGAAAGCGACGGCTTCACCGACCTCACCGAAAACCTCAACTACTCGGCCCAGGCACTGGCCGCCACCTGGCCAAACCGTTACGCCATGGACCCCAAGGCCAAGGTCAAAGCCCCCAACGCCCTGGCTCTGCGGCTGCACCGCCAACCGGAAGCAATCGCCAACAACTGCTACGCGGATCGCATGGGTAATGGCGACGAAGCCAGCGGCGACGGCTGGCGCTACCGTGGCTACGGGCCGTTCCAGATCACCGGAAAAAGCAACCGCTGGGCCTTTGCCCGGTCCATCGGCCGCACCCCCGCCGCCGCCGAGGAGTACATCCTGACTAAAGAGGGTGGTATCGAATCCGCCTGCTGGTACTGGACCAGCCGCGACCTCAACCCCCTGGCCGACGTCGAGAACACCCTGCTCATCACCAAACGCATCAACGGCGGCACCATCGGCCTGGCCGATCGCGAGGCCCGCTACGTCGCCGCCAAAACCATACTGGCTGCATAAAGGGAGAGTTCCCACAACAACGTCCTCAGCATTCTGAAAGGAGCACCACCATGAAACTGTTTTCCAGCATCTGCACCGTCTTGATCCTCACCCTCTGCGCCGTCGCTGCCCTGGCCGCCGACCTGGCCCCGCCCCATGCCGCCCCGGAGACTGTCGCCGGTCTCGGCACACTGCTGCAGCAGACCGTTTTCCCGGTGATCGGAGCCTTTTTGCTCGGGCTCATCAGCCTGGCCCTGAAGTGGGTTGGCCGTAAATTCAAGCTCGAATCCCTGGTCCAGGAGAACAACATCCTGATGGATCTCGCCCACCAGGGCATCACTCTGGCCGAAGAGCGCAGCGCCCAACTGATGGACTCCAGGGTGCCACTCACCGGCCAGAACAAACTGGCCATTGCCATCGGCCATGTCTTGTCCGTCATGCCCAAGGTCAGCGAAGAGCGTGCCCGCAATATTGTTGAATCAATGCTGGCGCAGATCCCCGGTGCCGGTGCCACCGGGAAAACCATCTACCCCCGGCAACCCTGATGCTCGCCTCGATCCTCTCCCTGGTGGCCTATCTGCTGCCGCTGATCATCGAAGGCTTGACGAAATACCAAGCGCGCCAGAAAGGGGCCAACCATGAAGCGAATATTCAGGACTTTCGGCAAGCACTCGGCAAGGGCAATCGCCCCGCTCTTGCTGCTCGCCTTGCTGAACAGCACGACCGGGTGCTCGCGGCGGTACGTGGTTGTGGACGCAAATAAGCCCGCCACCAATATCACCCAGGGTGAGGTGGACCGGCTGTACCAGGATAACGAACTGCTGCAGAAGGCCCTGGCGGAGTGCGGCAGTGCCCGATGACATGGATCTTTGCCAGCAGATCAACGAAGAGTTGATCGAAGATTCCCTGGCCGCCCATTACCGTCGCGGCATCCGCAACGCCATGGCCGATCCGGTCACCGCCTGTGTCGATTGCACCGCCCAGATCCCGGAGAAACGCCGGCTGGTCGTGCCGGGCTGCACCCGCTGCATCGACTGTCAAACCGAATACGAAACCTTGCATGGGAGAGGCCACCAGTGAACGAATACGCCCGCTACCAATTTTACTTCAACATCTTCCAGTTCGTTTTCATGTGCGTCATTGCCATTGTCGGCTGGTGGCGGACCCGCGAAACCGCCGACACCGCGAAGCTGGCCGCCGTCGCCGACGCCATGGATGCCAAACTGAAGGAAGCCCGCGCCGCTCGGGATACCCAGTGCCAGACCCATAAACAGGAGACTTCGCGCGTCACCCAGGAATGTCACTTGATCCAGGTGTCCCTGGCCCGGCTCCCCAGTGACGACAAAATCATCGCCATCCACAAGCGTCTCGACGTCCTGGTCCAGAACTTCAGCAACTTTCAGGGCGAGATTAAAGGCGAGTTAAAGGGCATGTCCCACACCCTGGATCTGCTGCAAGAACACCACATCAACGGGGGCCAATAATGAGCTTCAAAGACCTTATGACCGAAGACATTCGCCTCGTCATCCTGCGCACCCTGGCCGAGACCAACGGTTATAGCTGCAACGAGTCCATCATCCATTCCATCTTGGCCAAGTTCGGGCACAAGTGCAGCCGCGACCAGGTCAAGGTACAGCTCGCCTGGCTCCAGGAGCAGGGGCTGGTATCCCTGGACGAGGTCGCCGACATCTACGTCGCCACCATCACCGGCCGCGGCGTCGATGTGGCCAGCGGATTGGCCACCGTGCCGGGCGTCAAGCGCCCCCACCCGAGAGGCTGACCCATGCCGCAACCGTCAACCATCGATCGTTTGCCGCCCGAAATCAAGCTGCAGCTCCAGCAGCTGCTCCAGGATCCCCGCGTCACCCAGCTGGAGGCCACAGCCCGAATCAATGCCATCCTGGAAGAAGAGGGGCACGAAGAGCGGTTGACCAAATCATCCGTCGGCCGGGCCGCCCAGCGCTGGTCCAAGATCGGCGATCGGCTGCGCCAGTCCCGTGAAGTTGGCGAGATGTTCATCGCCAAGGTCGGCGCCGCCCCCCAGGGTCAGACCGGCCTGATGATCAACGAGATCCTCCGCACCCTGGCGTATGAGCTGTCCGAGAAGCTGCTCGATGCCGACCTGGAAGATGCCGCCAACCTGCCGGCCATCATCGACCAGGTCAAGGCCCTGGCCCTGGCTGTTCAGCGTCTGGAGCAGTCAGCCACCATCAACGTCAAGCGGGAAGGGGAGATCCGCAAGCTGGCCCTGCAGCAGGCAGCGGACGTAGTTGAGAAGGCAGCTATCCAGAAGGGGATGAACGCCGAAGAGGCATCCTTCTGGCGGCAGCAGGTCCTGGGGGTCCAGTGAGCCAGCCCGGCGACGTCATACGGGTCATCGGCCTGGATTCGGCCGAGCTACCGCCGGCCGTGCGGGAGATTCCCACCGAAGGTTTCGACCCCCTGGCCGATGGCGTGCTGATGCAGCACCAGCGTGAGTGGATCAAGCAGATCCACGCCGAAGACCTGAACATCGCCGAGAAGGGACGACGTACCGGCATCACCTACGCCACCGCCCTGGATGACGCCATCACCGCCGCCAGCAACAAGAAGGCCGGCGGCGACAACTGCTATTACATCGGCGACACCAAGGAAAAGGGGCTGGAATTCATCGGCTATGCCGCCAAGATGGCCAAGATCATGGCCATGGCCATGGCCGAGGGCTGGGACGGCATTGAGGTCTTTCTCTTCGAAGACCAGCAGGAGGACGGCACCAGCAAGCATATCACCAGCTACCGGATCCGCTTCGCCTCCGGCTTCCAGATCGTCGCCCTCTCCAGCAACCCGGCCAACATCCGCGGGCTTCAGGGCATTGTCAATATTGACGAGGCCGCCTTCCACAAAAACGTCCAGGCCGTCATCGACGCCTGCACCGCGCTCCTCATCTGGGGCGGCAAGATCCGCATCATCTCCACTCACAACGGCATGAAGAACCCCTTCAACCAGCTGATTCGCGATGCCCGGGCAGGGCTCAACGCCTTCAAAGTCTTTCACTGCACCTTCGACGACGCGGTCAACAACGGCCTCTATGAGCGGGTCTGTTTCATCAAGGGCTGGGCACCGACTCCGGAGGGCAAGCAGGCCTGGTACGACAAGATCCGCAAAGGCTACGGCACCAACACCGCCGCCATGAAGGAAGAACTGGACGCCATTCCTCGCGAAGGCTCCGGCGTCGCCATCCCCGGCATCCTCATCGAACAGAGCATGCGCGAGGTGCGCCCGGTCATCCGCCTGGCGCTGCCCGCCGACTTTGTTCTCAAGCCGCTCCCCTACCGCGACTCCTGGATCGATGCCTGGATCAAGGTCAACATAGACCCGCTCCTCGAACTGCTCGACCCGACCCGCCAGCACTTCTTCGGCAGCGATTATGCCCGCCATGGCGACTTCGCCGTCTTCGGCCCCATGACCATCGAGCAGGACCTGCGCCGCAGGGTTCCTTTCATCCTCGAGATGATGAACGTCCCGACTCGCCACCAGACACAGATCCTCTGGTACATCATCCGCCGGCTCCCCCGGTTTAGCGGCGGCGCCATGGATGCCACCGGCAACGGCGCCACCATCGCCGAGTACACCGCCGAGGAATTCGGTCTCAGCCTGATTCACCAGGTCATGCTCAACGACTCCTGGTACCGGGAGAACATGGTGCCGTTCCAGCAGGCCTTCGAAGACGACATGATGGACATCCCCCGGGACGCCGACATCCTCAACGACGTCCGGGCCCTGGAGCTGATTGACGGCATCATCAAACTGCCCAAACTTCGCGTCCAGGACACCAAGGACGCCGAGTTCAAGCGCCACGGCGACGGCGCCATCATGCTTGCCCTCGGCCACTTTGCCACGCGGCAGGAAGGCATCATGGTCTATGCCTACCATCCGGTCCGTCGTGACGCCCTGGCCGACATCCCCCGCGACATCCGCACCACTGTCGGCTTCGGCCGCCAGAAAGGACTCTGGTAATGACAGTCATTTACGACGCCTATAACCGCCCGGTCCAAACGAAAGAGCTGACCCGGGAAATCGCCGCCCCGACGTTGGCCGGAATCAGGACCATCTGGAATGAGCAGGTCGCCGCCGGCCTCACGCCGGCCCGCCTGGCCGGGCTGCTGCGGGCCGCCGCCGACGGTGACCACCTGGCCTTCCTCTCCCTGGCGGAAGAGATGGAGGAGCGCGATCTGCACTACGCCTGCGAAATGAGCAAGCGTAAGCTGGCCGTCTCCCGCCTGCCCCTCACCGTCGAAGCCGCCAGCGATTCATCCCGGGATGTCGAACTGGCCGATGCGGTGCGCGAGCTGCTGCGCCGACCCGGCATTCGAGGGCTGATCAAGAACCTGCTCGACGCCCTCGGCAAAGGCTACAGCGTCTGCGAAATCATCTGGGACCGCTCCGGATCCCGCTGGCAACCGTCCTGCTATGAATGGCGCGACCCCCGCTTCTTCCAGTTCGACCGCGTTACCAGCCGTGAGATCCGCCTGCGCGACGAAGCAAACATGGTGGACGGCATCGAGCTGGCTCCCTACAAATTCATTCGTCACGTCCCCCTGATCAAAAGCGGCTTGCCGATCCGGGGCGGTCTGGCCCGCATTGCCGCCTGGTCGTGGATGTGCAAAGGCTACACCGTCAAGGACTGGCTCGCCTTCGCCGAAGTCTTCGGAATGCCGCTGCGGGTGGGCAAGTACGGCAAATCGGCCAGCGACACCGAAATCGCCATCCTGAAGAGTGCCGTGGCCAACATCGGCAGCGATGCGGCGGCGGTCATTCCCGAATCCATGATCATTGAGTTTCAGGAAGCGGCCAAATCGCAAGGCGCCAACGAATTCTTCCTCAAACTTGCCGACTGGCTCGACGCCCAGGTCTCCCGGGGCATTCTTGGCCAGACCGCCACCACAACCGGCACCCCTGGCAAGCTCGGCAATGAGGAAGCCCAGAAGGAAGTGCGCGAAGATATTCGCGACGATGACGCCGAGCAGATGGAAGAAACCCTGCAGCGGGACCTGATCATCCCCTGGATCGTCCTGAACTTCGGCCCCCAGCAAAACTATCCGACCATTCAGCTCCGCGCCCCCAAAGCCGAGGATATCATTGCCCTGACCAATGCCCTGAAAGAGCTGGTACCCCTGGGGCTCACCGTCGAAAAGAGCGTCATCCGTGACAAACTGGGTCTCCCGGATCCGGGAGCCAATGCCAAGCCCGAGGATCTGCTTGGTTCATCTGCGCCAACCGAGCCGACACCGCTGCCAGCTTCTCGAAAGGACGCCACCAACCGGTCCACGGCCATCAACAGCGAGACCGGCACCGACGCCGGCCAGACCGCCATTGATACCCTGCTGGGCAGCTTTACCCCCGATGATCTGCACCAGGCCATGAAGACGGTGTTAATGCCGCTTTTAACCAGCATGCAAGAGTCTGGCGATTACGCCGGCGCCCTGGAGACCCTGGCCACCGCCTACCCGGCAATGAACACCGACCAGCTCCAGGATATCCTGGCCCGGCTGATCTTCTGCGCCGAAGCGGCGGGAAGGATCACGGCCGCCCGTGGCTGATCTCGACCTCACCTATGCCTTCGGCCTCAAGCCGGAGGTGGCCATCCGGTACTTTGCCGACAAGGCCAAGGATCTCCAGGACACCTGGGACTGGTACGAACTCTGGCAGGAGGCCCACGCCCGGGCCTTCACCGTGGCCAAGGCCATGAAGGCCGACATCCTCCAAGACATTCATGCCGAAGTGCAGCGGGGCCTGACCGAGGGGATCACCTTCGCCGAGTTCAAGCAGAGCCTGACGCCGAAGCTGAAGGCCCGGGGCTGGTGGGGCGAGATCGTCAACGAACAGACCGGTGAGCTGGCCGTGGTTGGTCCGCACCGGCTGCGCACCATCTTCGACACCAACGTCCAGACCGCCTACCAGGCAGGGCACTACCAGCATGCCATGGAAGTGACCGCCAGTCGCCCCTGGTGGCAGTACTCCGCCATCAATGACAAACGGACCCGTCCCGCCCACGCAGCCCTCAGCGGTCTCGCCTTTCGCTTCGATGATCCGTTCTGGGACAGCCACTACCCGCCTAACGGTTTCCGTTGCCGCTGCTCGGTGAGCTTCAAGGAAGATGTGGCTCCAGCGGCCAAGCGCTCCACGGTGGGCGCCAATGCCGACGCAACCCTGGCATCGGTCGAGTTGCCGATCTACCGTGGCAAGGACAGCCCGTTGGTCAAGAGCACTTCAATCAAGACCACCGACCTGACCGGCCGCCCCCTGGCCATGGCCCCAGATGCGGGATGGAGCTACAACCCGGGCAAGGCCGGATGGCAGCCTGACCTGGAGCGGGTGGATCATCGCATCGCCCGGCAGTACATCAAGGATTCCCTGGCCGGCCCGGATTTTACCCGCTTCTTTGCCGGCAAGTCCGCCGGGGACTTCCCGATCGCCGTGCTGCGGCCGGAAGATAAGGCGATATTGGGCAGCGAAACCCAGACGGTCTGGCTGTCACAGGAAAGCCTGTTGGAGCATCTGGACAAGCATCCGGAAGTACGTTTGGCCGATTACCGGAAAGTTCCCGACATCCTGGACAGTGGCGAGGTGTATCAGCAGAACACTGCCCGGCTGATTTACTTAAAGGTGGATGAGAAGTTGTATCGTGCGGTGTTGAAGAGGACGGCGAACAGGAAGGACAACTACTTCTTAACCCTTTTTGAAACCACGACCGATCGAGCGAAGCGACAGGTGGTTGATAAATACGAAAGGATCCGTTGATTCGGTTGTGGGGCGGCCCTCCCACTAGCGCTCATCATCGGGTTGCCCCGAAGGCGTCGGCAGCCTGTTGCCGATCAACCGAATCACGAATCCTGTAGTAACTATAGCACCCAGCTAAGGGGAATACAATGGCCGACCGCATAGATATCAGGATCGACGACCGCCAGGTGACCGACTACCTGGCCGCCCTGCGCCGCAAGGTCGGAGATCTGCGGCCGGTCATGGCCGACCTGGCCGCCGACATGCTGGACGAAGTTCGGGAGAACTTCGCCCACGAAGGGCTCCCCAACCCGTGGAAGCGCTCCAAGCGTGCCCGCAAAACCGGCGGCATGACTCTCCAGGATACCCGTCGGCTCTACAACTCCATCCAGCCCACCAGCGGCGCCACCTATGCCCGGGTTGGCACCAATGTCCGTTATGCCGCCATCCACCACTTCGGCGGACCGATCAAGCGCAAGGAGCGGCAAACCACCCTGCGGTTCAGCGAAGGGTTTCGCGGGCCGCTGCAGCCTGGGCAGTCCCGCCCCAACGACCGCTTTGCCACGAAGCGCAAGGCCGGCTACAGCATGCATGCCACGGTGGGCGCCCATACCATCACCATGCCGGCCCGGCCCTATATGCAGCTGACCGTTGCCGGTACCCAGAAGCTGGTGCGGCGGATGAAGCAGTATCTCGAATCATGACCGACGCAACGAGCGCCGATCTGAGCCGGTTTCCACACCGCGCCCCGATACTGACGCCGGGTCAAGGGCGAAAGTCCGGCACAACAAAATTTAAAGACGGTTTTAATGCGGTTCCAATTCAGGTCACGGCTGCATTTTTTAGCCGGTCTAAAGGAATCGCCCCGCAGGGAGGAGTACGATGCTGCAGCATCGTAGAGAGGAGACTGGGAAAATGCGGATAATGATAGTCGAAGATTCGGCCACCACGGAATTGGTTGTTGCCCTGAACGCCCTGGCCGGAGAACAGGCGATCGTCGCCTGCAACTTCGATCTTGAGGTCGCCGGCGAAGCCCCACCGGAAATGCTGCTGCTGGTACCCGCCGGGGCAGTGGTTGCCGGCCGGGACGGCCGGGCATGGAACAACCCGGACCCGGCGGCTATTGCCCGTTACTACCAGGAGAACAAGCTCGATATCCCGATCGACATCGAGCACGCCACCCAGCACAAGGCCCCCAAGGGCGATGCGGCCCCGGCCATGGCCTGGTGTAGCGCCCTCGAAGTGCGGCCCGACGGCTCCGTCTGGGGGAAAACCGCCTGGAACGAAGCCGGCACCGCCCTGGTCATGAGTCGCCAGTATCGCTACTACTCCCCGGCTTACATCATCGACACCAAAACCCAGACCATTGTCGGCATTAAAAGTGTCGGCCTCACCAACACCCCCAACCTGGATGTTCCAGCCCTCAATCACGAGCAGCAGAAAGGAGAAACCATGAACCTCGTCGCACTACTGGCCGCCCTGGGAATGGCATCGACCGCCACCTTCGATGACGCCCTCAACCAGATCACCAAAATGAAAGGCGATCTGACCACTGCCCTCAACGCGGCCCAGTCCCCGCCCCTGGACAAGTTTGTTCCCCGGGCCGACTACGACACCGCCCTCAACCGGGCCACCACCGCCGAAGGCAAATTGAAGGAACAGGCCAACGAGGCCCAGCAAACCGCCATCAACGCCGAGATTGACGCCGCCCTCAAGGCCGGCAAGATCACCCCGGCTACCAAGGAGTACCACGTCGCCGCCTGTAAGGAGCAGGGTGGCCTGGAGCGGTTCAAGGCCTTCGTCGCCGCCGCCCCGGTGGTCGCCGCTGACTCCGGCCTTGCCGGCAAAAAACCCGAACAGGGTACCGCATTGAACGCCGACGAGCGGAAAGTGCTCGACGCGATGGGACTCACCGAAGAGCAATACCGCAAAGCCAACAACCTGTAAGGAGGTCACATCATGGCAGCACTCACTGAAGAACGAAACACGGGGCGGCGTTCCGGCGATGTCGTCACCCTGCCGGCCGCCGCCGCCAAGAAGTTTTACGCCGGTTCCCTGGTTGCCCGCGACTCCTCCGGCAATGCCACCCCCGGCGCCGTCTCCACCACCATCCTCGGCGTCGGCCGCTGCCGGGAAACGGTCGACAATACGGCCGGCAGCGCCGGCGCCGTGTCGGTCCCGATCGAAAAGGGGATCTTCCGCTTCGCCAACTCCACGGCCGGTGACCTGATCGCTACCGCCGACATCGGCAACAACTGCTACATCGTTGATGATCAGACCGTGGCCAAAACCAACGGCACCAGCACCCGCTCGGTGGCCGGCAAAATTCACGACGTGGACGCCCAGGGCGTCTGGGTCGACCTGAGATAAGGAGCTCATCATGGATTTGACCAGCAGCAATTTGGGTTTACTTTTCCGGGCCTTTAACGCCGCCTACCAGCAGGGCTTTGCCGGCGTGCCCCCCCTTTGGGACAAGGTCGCCACCCTGGTACCCTCCAGCACTTCGCAAGAGGATTACGGCTGGCTTGGCGACATCAAGGCTATGCGCGAGTGGATTGGCGACCGGGTCATCAACGCCATCAAGCAGTACAACTACTCGGTCAAGAACAAATCCTTCGAACTGACCCAGGGCGTCGACCGGGACAAGATCGAGGACGACCAATTCGGCATCTACAACCCACTGTTCCAGATGATGGGGGACAGCGCCGCCAAGCATCCGGACGAACTGGTCTTCGCCCTGTTGCTGGCCGGGTTCACCTCTCTCTGCTACGACGGTCAGTACTTCTTTGACGTTGACCATCCGGTGCTCCAGCCCGACGGCAGCACCGCCAGCGTCAGCAACTACCAGGCCGGTGCCTCGGCGGCCTGGTTCCTGCTCGACGCCAGCCGGCCAATCAAGCCGGTGCTCTTCCAGCAGCGGAAGAAGCCGGTCTTCGCCGCCCTCGACAAAGAGAACGACCTGAACGTTTTCATGCGCAAGGAGTACCTCTACGGCATCGATTGCCGCGACAACGTCGGCTACACCTTCTGGCAGATGGCCTACGGCTCCAAGGCAGCCCTAACCGCCGCCAACTTCGAGGCCTGCTATGACGCCATGCGCGGGTTCAAGAAAGAGAATGGCCAGCCCCTGGGTGTGCGGCCCACCTTGCTGGTAGTCGGCGCCACCAACGGCAGCGCGGCCCGCAAGATCGTCGAGGCCCAGTTGATCAACGGTGGCGAAAGCAACACGAACTACAAGCGGGTCGATCTGCTTGAATGTCCGTGGCTGCCGTAGGAGGTATGTGACCAATGATCCGCATACGCTCAAAGCAGGACGGATTCAGACGCTGCGGGGTGGCCCACCCGGCCACCACCGTCGATCATCCGGACGGCACCTTTACCCCTGACCAGGTAGAGCTGCTGCAGACCGAGCCCATGCTCATGGTGGAGATCGTTGAAGTTGAAGGCGAGGGGAACGCCAACCTGGGCAAAGTGAAACCGCCCACCGCTGTCGAACTGATCGCCCGGATCGCCGAGGCCAAGACGGTCGAAGAAATCGGCGCCATCATCGGCGACGACACTCGCAAGACCGTCATTGATGCCGGCTGTGCCCGCAAGGCAGTCCTGGAATCTACGGCTGAATAACCGACAGTAGGGGCGGGGGTCACCCCCCGCCCCATCAACAGAGGCAGTCATGGCCTATTGCACCCTTGAAAACATTACCAACACCGTGCCGGAACAGACGATCATCAATCTGACCGACGATGCCGCCGTTGGCGTGATCGACCCTGTCAAGGTCGATACCGCCATTGCCGACGCCGAAGCCGAAGTGGACAGCTACTGCGCCACTCGCTACCAGGTGCCATTTGCCGTCGTGCCGCCCATAGTCCGTAAAATCACCACCGATATCGCCATCTATAACCTCTACTCTCGCTGTGCGGAAACCGTGCCCGAGATTCGGGAGACCCGCTACAAGTCCGCCATCAAGCTGCTGGAAAATATCGCCAAGGGGATTGTGGCCCTGGGCGAGCTTCCGGCGCCGGCCGCCGCACCCCAAAGCTCCGTCACTCTGGAAGTCACCAGCAACCCCCGGCTTTTCACCCGCGACACAACCAGGGGGCTGTAGATGAAAACGCCGATCGCCAGCTGTACCGACATCGAACTGTCTGCCCTGGCCGCGATCACCGGCCGGTTGACCCTCCGCGCCGCCGTCAATCAGAAGGGCACCCAGGGTGCCTATGCCGGGCCGGTCGTCAGTGCCGCCATTTTCGAAGGATCATTCACCCGCATCGCGGACAAGTGGAAGCAGACGGTCACGCTCAATGTGCTTCTTACCCTCAAGAACGAGCGGGGCGAGGAGGATCGGCGCAAGGGAGTCAACCCGCTGGTCATGGGAATCATCCAGCTCTTGAGCGGAAACGACCTTGGCCTGGACATGACCGAGCTGCAGCCGGTGAGCTTTCGGGAAGTAACCGACGACGAGGATTACCAGGAGCACAAGATTGTCTACCTGCTCCAGTTCTCCACCTCATTTACCTTTAAAAAACAGTCCGACGAAGAGATCACCGATCTGCTGGAAGTCGGCTTGACATACTACCTGGAGCCCGGCGACACCGTCGCCGACGCTGAAGACACCCTCACCATGGAGGGAGCATGAAACGGCTCACTATTATCGCTGCATTGTTGCTGATTCCGACCCTGGCCCTGGCCCTGGATCCCGGAGCCTTCGACCTGGTCATTTATGCCAATGAGGATTATGTCCTCAACCTGACCCATAAGGCCGGCGGGCAGCCGATCAACCTCACCGGGTACCAGTTTCGCCTGGCCGCCAAGAAGAACGCGACCGCAGTGACCCCATTCCTGGTCATGTCCTCAGTCGTCACCAACGCTGCTGCGGGCCAGACCCGCCACTGGCTGCACCGCACCACCACTGCCGCCAATGCCAGCGCCGCTGGCGTGTACGATCTGATGCAGACCGCCCCCGATGGCAAGGTCAGCTATCGCCTCAAGGGCACCATCCGTATTCTGGAGACCGTAACCCGATGACCGGTAAAGATCTCACTGATTACTGCTGGGACGGGGCACTGGCGGTTGCGATCGTGATGATTGTTGTCGCCATTTTCGCCGGTGTCCGTCTGGCTAAGGCCGAGACGGTCTCGGTCACCGTCACCGCCCCCAGCCAGCAGATCACTGTCCAGCCGGCAACCACCGTGGTCACTCCGGAAACCGTCACCGTCAATGCGGTGGTGAGCGTTACCGGTACCGAAACCGTCGAGATTGCCGTGCCCGGTCCCCAGGGGATCCCCGGCGCGACCACCTCCGGCGAAGGGGGCGGCGGTACCTGGGGGAGCATCATCGGCACTCTCAGCGACCAGGCTGACCTGCAATCCGCCCTCGACAACAAGGCGGCCATCAGCCACGGCCACACTGGTACCTACGAGCCAGCCAACAGCAATATTCAGGGTCACATTGTGGCCGTCGGCAACCCCCACGCCACCGCTGCCACCGACATCAGCTACAGCAATCCGACCTACACCACCGTAGGCGCCGCCCTGGATCAGCTGCTCTACGTGGCTCCCGGGTCACCGTCTGTATCAGGAGGGGGCACCTATGAGACCGGCCAGACGATTGCTAGTGTTGTGCTTAACTGGACTATTGCTCTCGGCAATAAAACCCTCACTTCACAGTCAATCGACAACGGTATCGGCAGCATCAGTACTGCCCTGCGCACCTATACCCACAGCGGGCAAAGCATCACCAGCAACCGCACCTACACCGTATCTATCAGCGATGGCACCACCCCCCGAACCGGAACAACCACCGTCAGTTTCAGCCGCTATCGGCATTGGGGAGCCAGCACCATCCCCCTGGCCTCGTTCACCAGCGCAAACATACTGGCATTGGCCAGCAGCGAGTTCAGTACCAGCCATAGCAAGTCAGTGACCTACGACTGTACCGGCGGCCGCTACCCCACTTTTGCCTTTGTCGCGACGGCCGGCACCCTCACCGCCACCACCGTGGGCGGCCTGGCGTTTTCCGATTACAGCTACCGCACCATCAGCCACACCAACGCTAGCGGATCCACCACCAACTACTACGTCTACCAGTTCAACAACATCCAAACCGGGGCGGCTGTGGCCGTGGTCTGGGATTGATATGAAACGTGACCTGCTCATCGCCGCCGCATTGACTGCCCTGGTCGCCGCCATCAGCTACGGCGCTGCCCTCACCGGCACCAACATCGCCGCCCCGGTGGTGCCGTTCACCGATGCCGACACCTACCCCTCCCATGAGGCGAAATACGGCAAGGGCGGCTACATCCAGGCGCAGTCCACCAGCGTCAGCCAAATCCCCTTGACCCGCCGGGCCGATGGTATGCTGGTCTACGCCACCCAGTGGGACAAATACTATCGCCTCGCCTCCGGCACCTGGCAGCAGCAGAGCTTTATCCAGCTGCCCCAGTTCAACAACTTTTCTACCGCCACCCATGCCAAAATCGTTTCCATCCCCGTCGGCCCCCAGGGTCCACGCGGCTATGATGGCTTTGATGGAGCCACCGGAACCCCGGCCCTCACCTGCTGGATTGATTCTGGCCCACTGGCCTGGACCTATGACCAGTACGGCCTGCTGCCGGTACCGGCCATGTTCCCCTACACCGCCAAGCTCTACGTTCAGAATACGCCGGTAACTCCCGCCACCTACCACTGGCGGCTGCCCGGCAGCAACACCTTGCTGGCCATGGGCCAGTACAGCACCCAGGCGAGTTTCAGCCCAACCCGCTTCGGCATCTATTCCGCCAGCAAGAGCAACAACTGGATCGCCGTTGACCTCACCTATGGCGGCATGAACTGCCGGGCCGTCGCCCCTATTGCCGCCACTAAGATCGGGGCGCAAGGCATTCAGGGCATCCCCGGTGACTTAAGCAACCTCACCCGTGGCGACATCACCACCCACCTGGCCGAACCGAGCAACACCGCCGTCACCCTGCAGCCGGCCACCAGCAGCCCCACCACGGAGATGTTCTCCGTGCGCGAGTATGGCGGCAGCGTGCGCAACTACATCGACGCCCAGGGCTACCAGTATTTCAAGGATGCCAACGGCTGGGTGTTGGCCAAGATCCAGACCGACGGCACCCTGCTGCTGCTGGACCAGTCCGGCGTTACCCGCTTCCGGGCCGACCTCGCCGGGCAGGTCACCCTGGCCGACAAGAACAGCCTGCGCCGGGTCTTCGTCAACGCCACCACCGCCACTATTCAGACCTTCCGCCGTGACGGCACCACCATCGGTTTCCAGATATTCAGCTCCGGCCGCTGGGTCGGTGCTGAAGGCCAGCCCGGCAGCAACGGCCAATGCCTCGCTGCCGATACCAATGGCCGCCGCTACTGGACTACCTGCGGCGCTGGTGGGGGAACGCCGGGCGGCAGCAGCCGTCAGGTGCAATGGAACAACGGCGGCAGTTTCTCCGGCTTCGGTCGCTACTCCGCCAACGATCAGGCGCTGATTGTCAACAAGCTGGTGATCCAATGAGACATAGCGACGATCACGACTACCTGATCATGATGCTGTTGTTCGGAGCCATTCTATTTATTTTAGCGCTGCTGGTGGCCGGCTGGAAACCGCAACCGCCGCCGGCCTGGGGTGAGGAGCCCTGCCTGAGGGCCACCACCGACACCTACATCCGCAACTACCCGCCGGAGGGTACCGTGCTGAACCGCCGCCCGGCCGAATGGGGAACTTGCCCACCGTTCCCGCCATACCAGGAGCCATGAGCATGTACACCATCGTCCAATTCCCAAAGCTGGGGCACATCGTTGTCCAGGGCGCACTGGGGCCAGAGTCCCGCCGCGAACCGCTGCCGGTGGGTCTGCGCCCGGAAACCGCCTGCCTGTATGCCGACCTCTCCGGACTGGAGGGTGACGTTCCCGGCCGCCGGGTGGAGCTCTATGCTGGCGGCAGCGCCACTGATGCCGAGGTGTTGGCCGCCTGTCCCTACCTCAAGCCTAGCGTCGTAGCCGACATCAAAGACACTCGGGCCACTGCCCTGGGGTTGGCGGTGAAAAATGCCGGTGTGCTCGCGGTGTACGATGAAAATTACCGGGCCGCCGTCGCCCACCTGAATGGCCTGGGCAGCGCGGAAATCATGAAGGACGGTAAAACCGCCACCGTCTATCTGACCGGGTTCGGGCAGAAGTTCGGCATGACGGCGGACTACTTTGCCCAGTACATCATCAATGAGAACCGTCGGGTTAACCCCACCAGCTACGCCATCGAGCAGGAGTACCTGCGACTGGCCTATACGGTGATACCAGGCATGCAGTTCGTTGAATCGTTATTAAATCTGCCAGCGGCTTACCGGGAGTTTTGCGGCCTATGAAACCGACCCTCCAGCCCATGGATATCGTGGTCATCGACGGTCAATGGTTCATGCCCCATCACTGGCTGATCCGCTGGCGCGGGCTTGATGCCGGGGTCCACTGCTTCACCATCATGAACAGTTCCGGCGACGGTATTAGTCCCGAATTTGCCGGCATGAAGGTCCGCAACATCGACCATTACGCGGGGCGGCGAGTAACAATTCACCGCTATCGTTGGAACTTCGACCATTGGCACCTGGTCAGATGGGTGATGGATCTCTACAACCGCACCCAGCGTAAAACTGGGGTTAAATACGACTTTAAACAGTGGTTGTTCGGCTTCGTCTTCGGTCTGACCTGCCGCCGGTGGGTAGACGACTCGGACGCCTATACCTGCGCAGAATTGCCGAACGATGCCTTCAGCGAAAACGGCTACCCGCTGACCCAGACACCGGAGGTGCTCCCCATGCCGAGAATGTTCCGTTATAGCAATGAATTCATCACCGTATTCGACGGAATCTGGCAGTAACAGTTTGACCATCAAGGAGGTTCATATGTTTGTAAAAGCCGCTCCCGGGCTCCTCTGCCCCCGGGAAGAAAACCCACGTGAGCACATTACCGATGCCGAGGCGGTCGAGGTCGAACCGACCAGCTACAACCTCCGCCTGATTGCCGACGGCAGCCTGGTGGAAGTCCCGGCACCCGTCATGAAGCCCAAAGGAGGTGACCAGTAATGGCATCGAAAAACGTCAGCTTCGCCAACATCCCCAGCTCCATCCGCAAGCCGGGGAAGTACTTCGAATTCAATACCGCCCTCGCGGTACGCACCCTGCCGGCCAACCGCCAGCGGGTACTGATCGTTGCCCAGCGCACCAGCGTCGGCACGGTCACTGCCGGCACGGTCACCACCGTCTTCAGTGACGCCGAGGCCAGCACCTATTTCGGCATCGGCTCCCTGGCCCACCGGATGGTGCGGGCCGCCATCAAGGCCAACCCCTACCTCGACCTGACCGTGCTGCCCCTGGACGATAACGGCTCCACCAAGGCCACCTGGACGGTCACCATCACCAACGCCGCCACCAAGGCCGGTGCCTTCCGCCTCTGGATCGGCAACCAGGCCGTGGAGTTCTCCGTGACCAACGGCGACGCCAACACCGCCGTCGCCACCGCCCTGAACGCCGAGATCGCCAAGTATCCGGACCTGCCGGTAACCGCCGGCGTGGCCAGCAACGTCGTCACCCTCACCGCTCGCAATGCCGGCACCGTCGGCAACCAGATCAGCATGGCCTACGAGCTGGTCAACGTTACCGGTACCACCGTGGTCATTGCCAACGGCGTCACCGGCGCCCTGGACCCGGACCTCTCTGCCGCCACCGGCCTGCCCAAGGTTGCCGGCGAACAGTACGACATCGTCATCTCCCCCTACAACGCCACCGTGGATATCACCAAGCTGATCACCCACCTGGACACCTACTCCGGACCCATGGAGCAGAAGCCCGGCATCGGCGTCCTCGGCTACGTCGGCGCCCTGGCCAGCTGCACCACCATCACCATTGCCGCCAACTCCGGCCGCATCTGCATGGGCTACCTGCGGGGCACCAAGAGCCCGGCCTTCGAGTTGGCCGCCGCCCTCGGTTCGGTCGTTGCCTCCGAAGAGGATCCGGCCCGGCCCCTCAATACCCTGACCCTCACCGGCATCCACGCCCCCACCGTTGACCAGCGCCTAACCCGCGCCGAGCAGGAAAGCTGCCTCAACAACGGCGCCTCTCCACTGGAAGTGCAGCCCGGCGACAAGGTCGGCATTGTCCGCGCCATCTCCACCTACACCAAGGACGGCGCCAACACCCCGGATATCAGCCTCCTGGACATCACCACGATTCGCACCCTGGACTATGTCCGCCGGGCCGTGCGCGAGCGGATCGCGCTCCGCTTCCCCCGGGAAAAGCTCTCCACCAGGACCGCCGGCCGGGTCAAGGGTGAGATCCTCGACGTCCTGCGGCTGCTGGAAGAACTGGAGATCGTCGAAGCCGTTGCCGACAACGCCGCCGGGGTCATCGTCGAGCGTGATCTGCAGGACCCGAACCGGCTCAACGCCAAGATCCCCACCGACATCGTCAATGGCCTGCACGTCTTCGCGGGCCGCATCGATCTACTGCTGTAACCATCATTTAAGGGAGGTTCAACCCCATGGCTGATTACGTTTCCAAAATCCTGCTCAGTGTCAACGGCCAGGAGATCACCGATTTCAATAGTTTCACCGAGGGTGGATACACCCTTCGCAAACCGGTCAACCTGATGAACAAGACCGGGTTCATGGACGTGACCCCGCGCCACGGCTGCGAAGTGGAGTACGTGGTACCCGAGGACGGCGCTGAATTCGATTTCGACAGTGTCGTCGGCGCCACCCTGGTCATCACCTTCATGAACGGCGAGACCACCACCTATACAGGCGTTGCCACGCTTGAAGTGGGCGACACCAAGTATGACGGCGACAACGAGGCCACCCGCACCATCAAGTTCGGCGCCAAGGGGAGAATCTGATGCAGCTGACCGGCACCTTTCCCGAGGGGATTGTCGTCGACGGCATCTGCTATCGTGAAATCACCCTTACCGAGCACCAGTTCCGCCACACCATGGAACTGGCCAGTGACCCGACCACCGACGTCAAGCGCCTGGAGGATCCCGTCTATTACCAGGCGGCGATCCTCGCCCGGCGTTTGAAGGTCAACCTGCTGCCGGTCCCGGTCACTCCGGACATGATCCTGGAGCTGTCCGGCGTCGATGGCGACGAACTGGCCCGGGTCGCCAGCACCCTGGAACAGCAACGGAAAGCCTTTCGAGACGCGGCTCAAGCCGCTCCGCCAGGACCTGATAGTCCTGCTGCGCATGGGGATTGACTACCCGACCATCATGACCATGGCCGAGGGCGAAGTTGCCGCCATGGTCGCCGCTTTCAATGATCTGGTTAAACCGCCCCGCAAGGGCAAAACCTACAAGGTGAAGCGATGAATTCAAACATGCGCCTCTTTCTGGAACTGGTGGCCAACTCGGCGGGGATGAAGCGTGAGCTGACCGACTCCGGCCGGGCGGTCCACAAGTTCACCCAGGGCGCGAAGCGGGAATTCGAATCGCTCAAGCGGGCCGTAGGGTCGGTGCAGGGCCAATTGGCCGGCATCGGCCTTACTGTTGGCGCCGTCCAGCAGATGATGCAGTCGGCCCAGCTGGACAAGTCTCTCATCCAGATCGGCCAGACCGCCGGCGTCGGCGCCGGCGAGGTGGCAAGCCTGCGCAGTGGACTGTTCCGCATGGGCAAGGAGTCGGGGCAGGTCATCGAGAACCTGAAGGGGGGCTTCGACGCCCTGGTGCAGTCCGGCCTGAACATGAGAGAAGCCAAGGCCACCCTGGACGGCATCAACGTCGCCATGGCCGTCACCGGTGCCAACGCCACCACCCTCTCCGGTGGCCTCACCGTGGCGGCCCAGGCCTTCCAGTTCGACCTGGACAAACCGGGTCAGGCCCTGGAGCTGCTGGACAAAATGACCGTTGCCGGGCGGCTGGGCAATGCGGAGCTGGAAAACCTTTCCAGCATTTTTGCCCGGGTCGGTGTCAATGCCAACTCCGCCGGTATGAGCTTCGACAAGACCCTTGGCTTCATCGAGGCGTTGTCCAAGGTAGAGCGCCAGCCGGAGCGCCTGGCCACCCTGGCTGACAGCACCCTGCGGGTTTTCACTAACCTGAACTACATGCGGGCAGCTCAAAAGGCCACCGGTGTTAATTTCTACGGCAAAGACGGCAGCCGCCGCGACCCGCTGGCAGTCCTCAAGGATATCAAGGCGAAGTTTGATGGCCTGAAGACAGATGTCCAGCGCGACAGCTTTGTCGGGGCCGCTTTTGGCAAGGCGGATCTGGACACCATCAAGGGGATCCGGACACTCCTTGGCTCAAACAATCTGAACGAAGTGGGTCGCATGACAGGGCTGATCAAGGACGCCAGCGGCACTCTGAAAAAAGACTTCAAGGAGGCAACCGCCAACCTGATCGACCAGGGTGGCCGGCTGAAGAACACCCTGCGGGAGGCTGCTGACGGCTTCGTACAACCAATAAACAAGGCGACTGCCGATTTCTTGAAGCGCGTAATGGACGATAAGAAATCCGGTGGGATGGGGGTTACTGGCAAAGAGATGCTCGCCGGCGGGGCGGCGGTTGCCGCTGCGAGTGTGCTGGCGTACCGCTATGGTGGCAAAGCCATCTCCAGCCTGGTGCGCGGTGCTGGCGGGGTGGCGATGGGCGTTGCCGAAGGCAAGGCGCTCCAGGCCGCTGCCGGCATCACTCCGGTCTTCGTCACCAACTGGCCGACCAGTCTTGGCGGCTCGGGCGTGGCCGACACCATTGGCGGCATTGCCGGTGGCGCTGCTGCGGGTAATGGGGGAAGGGCGGCCGGGTGGATCGCAAGAAATTGGAAACTGATGGCAGGCTCATCCATGGGTATGGCCAGTGCCGAATTGCTCCCATTCTTGCTGGCCGGTGGCGCAGGCTATGGCGCCGGCACATTGATGAATTACGGCCTGGGCGGGCTTTCTGGCTGGGCTACCGGCGGCAAATACAGCGGCAGCGGCTGGATGGGAGAGCAGGTCTATGACATGTTCCATCCGGAGACGTACCGCCCTGGTGCTGGAAAAACCGATATCAACCTGGAGTTGAACATTGACGCCCTTGGTCGGTTAACCAGCCGTTCAAACAATCTTAATACCTCCATAAATACCGTCCGGCGTGGCAATTTTTTTAGTGCCCTTATGACCACCGAGGGGTACTGACATGGACCTCTTCGACGCGACCCTCGACAACTACTCCCTGGAGATCGAGACCCTCGACGACCAGTTCGAGAAGGCCATCGCCCGCTACGAGATCCCCTACCGCGACGGGGCGATCCTGGAGGACATGGGGCAGAAGGCCCGGGTTGTCCGCATCCGCTGCTACTTCTGGGATGACGGCGTCGAGCACTACACCTACGCCGACCATATCGACTTCATCAACCACCTGCAGAGCAAAAAGCTATTTGAACTGGTCCACCCCAAGTATGGCCCCATGCAGGGCTGCGTCGAATCCATGGCCGTGCGCCACGACGACCGCATCATGGCCGCCGAGGTGGACATCTCCTTTGTCGAGAGCCTGCGGGGCGTCCTGGAAGATGTCGAGTACGAACTGGTTGATCCGGAGAGCGCCGCCGAAAGCGCCTATGCGGAAACCCAGCAGCAGCTGATGGACAGCTTTGCCGCCGAAACTGCCGCTGAAACCGGCACCGATGCCGCGGCGATCCTGGCGCAGGAGATTGATCCCGCCCAGGCCTTGCTGGCCCAGATCTCCGGCGTCACCATGGCCTCGCGCCGCTGGCTGGCCAAGGTCGATGCCTTCATTGCCGGCATCGAATCCGTCCTGACGACCGTGGCCATCCCGGCCAACGGCATCACCGCCACGATCAATTACGGCACCAACCTGCCCGGCCGGGTCATCGGTGCCGTATCCCGCTGCGTCGAGCGGTACGTGATTATGTTCGACACCATCGCGGCGGCGCCAGATCGGGTCGCGGACAGCATCCGCAATGCCGCTGACGAACTGGAAGAGCAGCTCGGGTTCTCATCCCAGGTACGCGGCGCCGCTGCCGCCCATGCTGCCGTCTACCTGGGCGGCGCGCTCAAAACCGACGAACAGCGCCGCCAGCAGCTGCGCCGCAACGAACAGCTCCGCAGCTTCGATCTGCAGGGCAACTACTCCGCGCCGGCCTACGTCGATCCGGTCATGACCGTCGACCAGCTGGAGCTGGCGTTGGCCACGCTCAACACCATGATCCAGTCCGCCATCGACGCCGACCGCAGCCTGGAAAGCCTGAAACAGCTGGCCCGCCAGCAGGTGGAATACGTCAACACCATCAAGCTGGAGCGGGAGAAGCTCATCCGGATCCGCGTCGACAACCCCCAGCCGTTGCACCTGGTCTGCCTCGGCAACGGCCTGCCCTATACCTATGCCCCGCGCATCCAGAGCATCAACCTGATCCCGCAGCCCAACTTCACCCAGGGGGAGATCAGCATCTATGGCCGATAGCGCCGAATTGCGCATTGCCGGCCAGGTGGTGCGCAACTTCATCTCCTACACCGTCGAGGCCGACATCTACACCGCCGACGACGCCTTCAGCCTGGAGCTGGCCAACCCGGAGATCGCCATCATCGCCGGCCAGCGCTGCGAGCTGTATATCAACGGCGCCCTGGAGCTGGACGGCATCATCGATCGGGTCGTCAAGGGTTACGACAAGCAGGGCGTCAAGCTGGGGGTGGAAGGCCGGGACCTGATGGGCCTGCTGGTGGACAGTTATGTGGAGAAGTTCAAGTCCATCCAGGGGAAAACGGTCAAGGCGCTGGCCGAGGAGCTGATTGCTAACGTGCCGTATATCAGCCGCACCCAGATCCACTACCAGGAGAACTTTGTCGGCAAAGGCAAGGGCAAGAAACAGACCGTCAGCAGCCCCGCCAGCGGCTTCCTGGACACCTCGCAGAAGATCGCCCAGACCGAGCCGGGCATGACCATATTCGAAGTCCTGCACACCTATGCAGCCAGTCGCGGCTACATGTTCTGGCTCGAATACGGCGGCCACAAGGCCCGCTTCGTTATCGGCCGTCCCAAAACCGGCGGCGCAGCGGCCTATTTCCTCTGCTGCCAGCGGGACGGCAAGGGCACCAATGTATTGGAAGGTGAGCACGTCCAGGACATTGCGAAGCGCTATTCCTCGATCAAGGTAATCCGCCAGGGCCAGGGCCATGATGCCGATGGTGCCGATCCCGGCAAGGTCAACAGCTCCGCGTTGATGACCGACGGCACCGTCCCTTTTCACAAGCCGCTCGTCGTCAAGATGACCAACGACTCCCAAAGCCCGGGACAGCATGCCCGCCTGCTGCTGGACAAACAACGCCACGACGGCTTCCAGCTGCACTACCGGGTACCGGGACACAGCCAGGCCGGAATCAACTGGGCCATCAACGAAATCTGCCAGGTGCGTGACGAAGTGCTGGGCATCGAAGACAGTTTCCTGCTCACCGGCCGCACCTTCGAGCGCACCAAACAGGGCACCTATACCCGGCTGAAGCTTGGGCTGAAAGGGCTGGTAGCATGATTCGCGGCATCGTTAAAAGCGTCGTTGAAGGGATGATTAAACGGTTCTCCGCTACCGGCCGCGTTGATGAGGACATCGACAATCGGGAGTACTTCCAGCACTACGGCTACACCAGCCGCCCCCCTGCCGGCGCCGAGATCATCATCATTAAGGAAGGCAACCATATCCTCGCCATTGCCAGCGATGACCGCCGCTACCGGATCTCCCTGGCGGACGGCGAGTGCGCCCTCTACGACAATCAGGGCCAGAAGATCCACCTGAAAGCCGGCGGCCAGATCGACGTCTTTGCCCTCACCAAGGTTCTGGCCACGGCCCCCACGGTGGAAGTGGTGGCCAATACCAAGGTCACCATGACCACCCCGCTCCTGGAGGTCTCGGGCCACATCACCTGCGGCGGGAATATCACCGCCACCGGCAACGTGGCCGACCAGGGCGGCGCCAAAACCATGCTCGGTATGCGTACCGTATTTAATGCCCACACCCATAACCACCCGGGGGATGGCCAGCTCATCCAGGCCCCGCCGGCAGGGATGTAAGCCATGCGCGACTTCAATCTCATCGACACCCTGGACGGCCCGGAGCTGACCTTCGGCGAAGCCGGCCAGCAGATCTATCTGGTTGACCCGATCACCGCGACCTTCTCCCGCGCCGGGGTGGCCTATAAACAGGACGGCACCCAGGTGGCCAGTGGCATCCCGCGGTTTGAGGCAGGCAGGACTGGTAAAGCGTTAATGATTGAAGAGGGCACTGATAATCTGCTGTCAGGGGCCGGAGCGGTCAGCTTGGATGCCACCTCGTGTATCTATGCGCTGGGCACAAAAACCAATTTGGGCAACGGTAGATGGCGGCTTGCAAACCCCTCTGGCAGCATTTCCGTATTTCGGCTGCTGTGCCGCAGTGGAACATTGATTAATGGTGAGAGCTACGCCATCGCGATTAATGCAGACAATAACACCGGGGCGCTCTGCTGGATTGACTGGTGTGACGTCCCGGTGACACCGACATATATCGCGCCTGGCCGGACGGTATGGATATCATCGCGGGCTACGTATGACGCCACCTATAGATATGTTGACATTAATATCCCCAGTGGTGGGTCAATTGATCTGTGGGATGCGCAGGTTGAGCATAAGCCCTACGCGACCAGTTTTAGCCCGACCCAACGTGGTGCAGAGTCGTGTTCCCTGTCAACGGCGGAGAGATTAAGTGCCGACGAAGGCACGATCGAGCTTTGGATAAAGCCGCGGTTGCGCGTCAATGCCAATAATAGCGGGCTAGATCGTTACATAATCGGCCCTTGGTCTGGCGGCCTGACGTCGTTATATCTACAGATGAACGCCAACGGGTCGTTGGGGTTCTCTGCCGGTAGTACAGTATCAGCTCCCGCCGGAACGGTAACTGATGATGAATGGCACTGTCTCCATTTGGCCTGGTCTGATGCCGGGCGGTTGCTCTGTGTTAACGGTGAAGTTGTCGGGTCAACGACGGCTGACACTCCTTTTGCCCTACAGCCGATTATGTATGTCGGGGATAATGTCGATTCTGGGCTTTGGAGTATAAACGGCCTGATTGCCGACCTGCGCATTTCTCCCAAGGCGATTAATCCGGCAGAAGCCGCGGACGCTTACTCCCGTTATACCGGCCTGACTGCCGCTCGCCAGACGCTGTTCACCTTTAACAATACGCTGGTTTCCGAAGCCAACCCGTTCCCTATCCCCTGGTCAGAAACCGCTCCTGCCGGCCACTGGGAGACCGTGAAATCCACGGTAATCACCGATCGCACCGATGGCAGCCTCCTGCATAACATTCGCCTCTCCCTGGCCATCAAGCGTGGCTCCTGGTGGTTCAATCCCGACTTCGGTCTGCGTTCCATCGACCGGCTGAAGAACACCGACAAGACCGCCCGCCTGGTGCGGGAATATGTGCTGGAAGCGCTCCAGTGGCTGCTTGATTCCGGCCGCGCCACCAGTATTGACGTCGTCATGTCCCGGGATTCCGCAATGGTTTCCGCCCGTCTCCTGGCGTCCATCACCGTCATCCAGGCCGATGGCCGCACCGTGCAGTTCAGCAAGTATATCGAGGTGGTTTGATGAACTTTCAAAAGGGTTTTGAAGAATTGTTAAACGGCATCCTGACTGACTATCGCAACCAGTTCCCGGACGTGGATACCGCCCAGGGCAGCATGGTCTTCATCAAGAGCGCCTGCCTGGCCAGTGCCCTCTGGGGGGTATACCAATACCAGGACCACATCGCCCGGCAGATCTTTCCGGACAGCGCCACCACCGAAAATCTGGAGCACCATGCCTGGCTGCGGGGCGTGACCCGCACCGTTGGCGAAACCGATTCGGCCCTGTTGGCCCGGCTCCTGGACGTCATCCGCCACCCGCCGGCAGGCGGTAATAAATACGACTATGTCCGCTGGGCCATGTCCATTGACGATGTGGCAGCCGCCTACTGCTTCCCGCTGGCCCAGGGGGACGGCACCGTCGACGTCATTATCCTGGCCAACAAAGCCACCACCGGCAGCGAGATCCCCAGCGGCACGCTGATCAACACCGTCAAGGCCTATATCGACTCCGTGCGGCCCGTCACCCATTCGCAGCTGCGGGTATTGGCTCCGACTCCCGCCGCCATTAACGTGAGCATGACCGTCGCCGGTACCGGCGTCAATACCGCGCTGATCGCCAATGAAATCACCGCGCTGCTGAACAATATGGAGCCGGGAGAAAACCTTTATAAGGTGCAATTGACGGCCATTGCCGTGCAGTTTGGTGCCATGAATGCCACCGTTTCTGCGCCTGTCGGCGACGTGTTTCCGGGGGTTGGGGCCATGCTCCGCCCGGGGGTGATCAGTGTCGGTACATAAGGATATCCTGCAGCAGTTGATTCCGCTGGAAATCGGCGGGGATTTCGCCGCCGACCTGGCACTGGAAGGTGCCCAGTTCGATGCTGCCGTAGCTCGTGCCGAGCAGCTGCTCCTGGAGCAGTTCCCGAACAGCGCCGATGAAACCATCGGCGACTGGGAGCGGGTCGTAAATCTGTCCCTCGGCAGCGACGCCACCTTGCAACAGCGCCGGGATGCCGTCGTGCAAAAGCTGCGCGAAGTTGGCGGGCTTTCCGCCGCCTATTTCACTGCCCTGGCGGCATCCATGGGCTACACCATCACCATTGACGAGCCTTATGCCACTGAAGGCAAACACGCCTGGCGGATCACCTTCTCCGGGTACCCGGTCTATGAGTTTTATGCGGGTGATTCCTGTAGTGGCGAGTTGCTGCTGGACTGGGATAACCAGACCGCCGTGGAAGGCATTTTCCAGGATCTGAAGCCGGCTCACTCCCGGCTGATCTGCGCTTACACCTAGGAGACTTTATTATGGGGAAAACAGTATTTTCCGATGGCATGAAAACCCTGGGGCAAAAGGGTACGAGGGTCACCGCTGCCCACTTGAATGGCTTCCAGAATCACCGTCATGACGGCGCCGATCAGGATGGATCAGCCCCCATCGACTATGTTGCCGCCACCGGCACTGCCAACGCGATCGCCGTGTCCTTTATCCCGGCCATCGCTGCTCATGTCACCGGTCTGCCGCTATTTTTTAAGGCCTTGGCAGTCAATACCGGCGCCGTCACGGTTGCCATCAACGGGCTGGCCGCCAAGAACCTGCTGCGGCCCGATGGTGCGGCCCTGACTGCCGGTGACATCGCCGCCAATGCCCTGGTCATGATGGCCTACGACGGCACGGACTACCGGGTCATGTCATCGTCCGGATTCACGATCAAGGGTGATTTCGTCGCCAGCATTGGCACTAATGGCTACCAGAAACTGCCGACCGGCCTGATCCTGCAATGGGGATATTCCCAGAATGGCACCGTCACCTTTCCCCTCGCGTTTCCCAATGCCTGCTGCTCGGTTGTCGGCACGGCAAACCTTGCCAACAGTGTTGATACGGATGCCGTCGATATTGGCACCGTATCGAAAACCAGCTTCAGCCTGGGCGTCACCAAGTACCCTAACACTGCCTCCCCATCCGGTTATGCCTGGTGGATCGCCATCGGCTACTAAGGAGAACCTATGCGTTACTTCGCCACCATTAACGAAGAGGGCCGGATCATCGGCCGGTACGATACCACCATCCATGCAGATCTCCCCCCGGGAGCGGTCGAAATCAGTGACAGCGACTGGCACTTGAGCATGCAGGTACCTGGCCTGCACCGCTATGATCAGCAAGAGCAATACTGGCTGATTGACCCTCCAGAAGTGATCCATGTCCCTCTCGAGACACTCATCACCGAGGCCCAACTGGCAATAGACCGTGCTGCCGGCGACGCCCGCAGCCGCTACATCACCACCGTTGCTGGCCAGGAAGCCACCTACATTGAAAAAGCCCGGCAAGCTGAAGCCTACAAAGCAGCCGGCTACCCCGACACTCCTGACCAGGTTGCCCATATATATATAGTGGCTGAAAAGAACGCCCGCGGCGGCAGCACCACCTACCGCCAGGCATGCGACGCTATCCTGGTCGAACGCGACCAGTGGGCAGTCAAAGGAGCCCAGATTGAAGAGGCGCGAAGAGGAGCAAAAATAGCCCTGAGTCAGGCCATTTCCGAGCAGGATGTCCAGGACAAAAGAGAGGCAGGAATTATAGCGTTAAAGGCACTGTAATAAGAGGCAGCGACCGGGCCATGCTGGAACATGACCCGGCCGCCGACCCACAGATAGAGCTGTGAGCCAGCCAAGGCTACCCCACCACGTACGCGGCAGGGGAAGCCTACCATGAACCAGCAAAACTTCAATGGAGGCACTCACATGAAACAGCATTATCCGATTATCCCTTGGCCGGGTGGCAAGCGTCGACTGGCCAAGAAGCTGCTCCCGATCTTTGAAAACTGCAAGCACACCTGTTACGTCGAAGCCTTTGCCGGTGGCGGTTCCCTGCTATTCCTCCGCTCACCGGCAGAGGTGGAGGTTCTGAATGACATAAACGCCGAGGTAGTCAATCTATACCGGGTAGTCAAAAATCATCTGGAGGAATTCATCAAGCAATTCCGCTGGGCGATCACCTCCCGCCAGCTCTATGAGTGGGCCAAAGACACCCCGCCAGAGATCTTGACCGACATCCAACGTGCGGCCCGATTCTTCTACCTGCAGAAACTGGCGTTTGGAGGCAAAGTTAGCAGTCGGACCTTCGGCACTTCGCCCAGCTCACCGCCGAGATTCAACTATCTCCGCATCGAGGATGACCTGGTCCAAGCACACCTTCGCCTGGCCCGAGTCTGGATCGAGAGCCTAGACTGGCTGACCTGCATCAACAAATGGGACCGGGATTATACCTTATTCTTCCTCGATCCCCCTTACTGGCAGACCGAAGGATACGGTGTCCCGTTTGGCCTCCAGGAGTACGAGCGGCTCGCCGAGTCAATGCGCACGATCAAGGGATCTGCCGTCCTCACCATCAACGACCATCCAGAGATGCGCCGCATCTTCAAGGGCTACAAAATGGATAGTGTCGACATCGACTACACGATCGGTGGTGGGGGCAAAGGCAAGGGGAGGAAAGAGCTGATCTACTGGAACTGGTAG